TAGTAGTAGACTCCTTGAGAAGCTACTATTACATAAGCTGTGATGAGCAACCTCCAAGAAGTACAGGAAGGTATCACTCTTCATGAACAACAGCTTGTTGCAGCCCGCCAGAAGCTTAAGGATGCCGAGAAAGCAGTTGAAGTGGACCCAGATGACGTTAACAAGAGCACACTACAAAGCAGACGGGCAGCTGTGTCTGCATTGGAGAATAAACTCGCAGAACTCAAGAGGCAGTTGGCAGATTTGGTTGCAGCTCAAAAATTGGCTGCAAAACCAGTTGATCCAACAGGGCTTGAACCTGATGACCATCTGAAGGAAAAGTCTGCTCTGCGTTATGGAAATGTCCTGGATGTCAATGCTATTGACCTTGAAGAACCGAGTGGCCAAACTGCCGATTGGAAGGCTATTGGAGCCTATATTCTAGGATTTGTAATACCAATTATCCTAAAGGCATTATATATGCTTTCAACAAGAGGGAGGCAGACTGTTAAAGAGAACAAAGGGACCAGGATTCGATTCAAGGATGATTCATCATTTGAAGAAGTCAATGGCATCCGAAAACCTAAACACTTGTATGTGTCAATGCCTACTGCACAATCTACAATGAAGGCAGATGAGATAACACCGGGGAGGTTTAGGACAATTGCATGTGGCTTATTTCCTGCTCAAATCAAAGCTCGGAACATTATAAGTCCAGTCATGGGTGTCATTGGCTTTGGTCACTTTGTGAAGGACTGGATGGAAAGGATTGACAACTTTCTAGGAGAAGATTGCCCATTTCTTCCAAAGGCTAGGGTTCAATCAGAGGCATTCATGTCAACGAATAGGGCATATTTTCTAAACAGGCAGAGGCAAGTGGATGAGTCGAGAATACAGGACATTGTGGATTTAATACAAGCAGCAGAGGCAAGTTCAGCTACACTATTCAATGACATTGCAACACCACATTCTGCATGGGTTTTTGCATGTGCCCCAGATAGGTGTCCTCCAACTGCATTATATGTTGCAGGTGTCCCAGAACTCGGGGCATTCTTTGCCATACTCCAGGATATGAGAAATACAATCATGGCATCTAAATCTGTTGGAACAGCAGAAGAAAAGTTGAAGAAGAAATCTGCCTTCTACCAGTCATATTTACGGAGAACTCAATCAATGGGGATACAGTTAGACCAAAAAATCATCATACTTTACATGTTGTCTTGGGGAAAGGAGGCAGTTAATCACTTCCACCTTGGTGATGACATGGATCCTGAGCTTAGACAGCTGGCACAGACTCTCATTGATGCAAAGGTCAAAGAGATCTCTAATCAGGAACCCCTAAAACTCTAAGAAGGCAGTAGGATCAATGATTGTGGTATGTGAGGGCTTTCCGGGCTTGTGCCAACATTTATTCATCTCAGGGCTATTCTGCACTAATCAATGGGTGGGATTAGTATCTATGAATGTATGGGTGGTGGGTAATGTCATACTACTGATGGGAGGATTTACTGATACGGGTAAAGAATATCAGGGATTTGTATAACAATCATCGTAAAAGATATTTAGTTTATATATTATAGAATTCATGAGTTAATTACTAAACTGGTTGATTATGATTTGATCATATGGTGCTTGCTGATTGATCAATGAGTAAACCTGTCATTTATCACTACTGTATAATCATTAGACATGGTAAGTTTTATGTGTAATCAATTTAAATTTATGTTTGTTCAACTCTATTTTAATCATTTATAACTAATAATCAGGCATATTAGATGTAAATTTCATTCTCAGCTTATGCTTTGCAGCACTAACACTAACTTACACATTTCTACCTCAACCACTTACCCTCCCCTTTATACTACCTCATTTATTCTACCTCATAAATTTTCTTTCTTGATTGCTTTTCAAGGAGCATACTACTA